TACCGTGCCCGATGCTGTCTCGGTGGTGCCAACAACGTATGTGCCGGCGCCGACGATATGCGTGTCGCTGATGATGATAAGGTGGCCGAAGCGGTCGTCTGACCGAAACGGACGACCGAGAATGTCGTGGTTCTGATACGACGTTGAGCGAAGCTCGCTCGCCGTGCCACGGCTCGATAGTAATACCCGCTTGATGAATTGAAACATATCTTTGTCCTCTCTAGGGTGTTCTCCATTTCCACCCTAATTAACTGGCGTTAGTGTTTAATTTTCCTTGGCGATAATCTGGACAACGGCGCCTTCCCACAGTCTGACAGCCCCGAACGTTGCTGAAATGTAGACCTGATTATCGTAATTCAGATCATCCCTTTCACTCACCCGCGGCGTAAACTCCTGACCACTTGAAAAGCCAACCGCGCTTTTCGACATCGCAATCATGCTTCGGCTGTTGGCGTCGTACATCGGCAGGAGGGTTTGCAGCGCAACCGCAGTGGCGTCGTCAACCCAAGTGGTTTGATCGCCATAATCCTGAACCAATGTCCACTCGAACCCTTGCCACGCATGACCATTCATTGAACCACTGTCCATGATTCTCGGAGTGCTGGTAAAATCTGAAGATGACGCCTGCGTGATTGCCATGATATCGGTTTCTTGCCCGGCACCGTAAAACATCACACGGTTTTGTGGACCGGTCGGCACATACCCCTTAGTCAACAGCACACCGGCGCTGATGATAACGGTTAGGTTGATTGCCGTGTTGGTCGTGCCGACGATCCGGCTGGTGAGCATGGCTTGTGTGCCGTAGGTCATCTGGCCTGTCGTTCCCGCTGTAGTGATAACCATGGCGTCGCCTACCGCCGCCGATAGTAACGCCGCATCACGCGACCGCACCGCAGCCGCTGAGAGTTCCCGCACATACTCGGACTGCGGGTTAATAAGCGCCCGCACCAAGTCGACGTTTTTGCTGACCAAGCAGGCGCCGCCAATAGACTGCACCGGACAACCGCGCCGGGTGTGATTCGGATTCAAGATCGGCGTAGTGGCATGAGCGCCGATAGGCACCAGCATGACACCGCCCATCCGTTCCCAAGTGTCAATCGCTGCGCTGACTCCCATGTGCTTAACGGCTGGAGCAATCTTGTCGAATACGACCGCTTCGCGCTGCTCCATGTTGGCGAGAATGTTTTGGTTGAATTGATGGACATATGCCATCGGAAAACTGGTACTCATGGATTTATCCTTTCAGGGTTATATACTCTCGGCAATTAAGCGAGACCGAGAATCGCCCGGTGGAGGTGCCCGCATTGCACGGACTCCATCTGACTCGTCGTGAGTCAACGCCACGGCTTTCCGTGGAGCCATCGGACTAACCTTGAAAGGTTAGGTGCCCGAAGAAAACGCTTACCTAATCGTCTTTTTCACCCTTGCCCGCCGGAGCATCGCCGCGATAGTAGCGGTCAACGATCTCGTAGGGTACTCCACTTAGGCGCACGGCATCGCTTCTGCTAATACCGTTCTTTTTCATTCTGCCGATTGCTATCGTCATCGCGCCTGACTCCCAAACATCCTTTTTAACGTCTATTGAATGCTGGCGCTTCATAAGAGTTTTTTTGTCTACCATTATTTCAGACATTGCATTTCTCCTATATTTCTATCGTACCCGGATAACCCTTTTTCATCAACTGATTAACATACTCGGTAACGTCGGGATCGCCCTGGTGATACGCTTTGTACTTGGGGTTTTCTTTGTTACGGATGATGTCCTTTGCCTCCAACACCGCCGCATTGCCGTCGTGCGACGTTGCCCCGTTAGCCGTACCACCGAAATCAGTTTGAGTCATTTTCGCCACCAGTCCTATTAGTTTTACCATTGCCGGATGATCGCCTAGCGCCAGCGCCTTGTTCTCCGAGGCTTGCCCGTATGGAGCCACACCATCGTTGAGTAAGTCCTTGAGTTCGGGAATATCGCGGGAGAGCAAGTCTACGTTCTGCTTGTACTCGGCAATGCGTTGGGTCGACTCGCCCTTGAATATATCCGCCATCAGCGCGTCGACGTGCTCGCCCTGAATAAAGTCCACTTCGGCGCCCTTGGCAGGTAGGAGAGCGGGTAGAATATCCTTAGCGAAGGTTTCGACTAGCCCCGCCGCTTGCGTCTTAGACAGTCCTAGCTGGTGCGCTTTTTCGCGGAAAACGCCTAGAGTCTTATCGGACTTGATGACTTCATCGGCCATGCCGTCAAACTTGAACTCGTAATCGTCGGCTTTTGCCGGCGGCATACGGTCGGCGAATACATGCTGGAGTTTCGGCAAGTGTTGAGTCTTCCAGGCTTCGAGTTCCTTGGGATCGTTGCCGGGTATCGCCACCGAGCGGCCCTGGTACGACTCCATCTCACTGAAGCCCTTCACCAGCGAGCCAACATCGTTGTACTTTTGTACTGCCGAACTGCCGCGTAGTTCCTCGGGTAGACTCTGCACTATGTCGTCAGGTAGCATTACATTTCCTCATTCAATTTGACTAAGACAGCCGTCCTACTCATGGCGATGGTCAGAATGGTGCGCGATAAGCGCCGCATTCCTTCAGCCATGCCGCGTTCAAATTCCGTAGCGCCCTCCACGTCCTCTGAAATAATAGTGCTGAAATAATCCCACAACACACCGCCCTGGAATACCGCCGCCCGTATTGCCTCGTCGATTTGCTCAGGGGTGCGCTCGACATAAGTGAGCCTGATTTTACGCTGCCGCTTCATCAAGCTGCTTATCCCACTGGTTGATAAACTCCACTACATCCTTGAGTGTCGGTTCATGGTCGTAGCACTGACTCATGCCCCGATTGTCTATCTTCAAAAAGAGTTGATACGGCATTAACTGAGGCGTCCTGCCGGGTAGTATCGAGTAGTCGCAAAATACCTTCATGCCGCTGCCTGACCTCCGCTTGCACCTTCTCTTGTTACCTTGATATACGGGGCAACTTTTCCAGCGGCTTCTGCCGCCCCCATGCCGAGTGCCGCCATCTTCTCGGCGTTCTGCTGCGCGAGCAGCTTGTTGACCTTCTGGTTGAACTCGTACTCGCTGATAAGCATGTCCTGGGTGCCGCGAATCTCGAAGAGCTTGCGGCTGACTTTCTTGAAGTCGACAAGCTGAAGTACCTGGGGGTCGAACTGTTGAATACCTGCAAGGTCGGCGACGGACTGCTGGAGGTCGGTTATCTCCTGGTTTCTTGCTGCACGCGCCAATGGCGATTCGTAGCTTACGGCTAACGCGCCGTCCACCGCACCTTGTCTGAGAATGTCGGGAGGTTCTTGCAACATGCCGGCGTGCGCCATGTTGTCGAGCGTGACGTTGATGACTACGCTTTGATAGTCCTGTTCAAGGCGGGAATATACCGGACCTTGGATTTGCTGGAGTAAATTAAGCCGGGCATTCGTTTCAAACGCCGTAAGTTCTGGTTTTTCTCTGCTGAGGAGATTAAGGATTTCAGAGACGTGGTAGATACGAAGTATCTGCTCGACTTTCCTTTTACGCATGAGATCATCGGCTTGCCAGTTAGGCTGGTCAAACAACTGTCGCACAGAGTTGTTTGGATCAGTGACAACAGTATCGCCTCCAGCTCTCTTATTGAGAATACCGTTGATGATAGAATTTCTTTTCGATAGAGTCGGCGGGTCAAGCTGGCGGTCCCACATGAGCATTTCTTTTTTATCTGCTTCATTCATCGTCCTCGCATCGGGCAGCGCCATTTCACTAGGACCGCGCCCGTAAGGCTCACCGGCTATCAAATCGTAACGCGCCACTGCCACCGGGAATAGCCGGTAGCCCGACTCACGCACCAGCCTTAGTTTTTCTTTCTCCACCCAACATGACGCCCAGGGTAGTTGGTTGGACTTCTTGAGTTTGGTGCCGGAGTATTCGAGATTCTCGCGTGGACTGATGGAGTGTAGAAACGTCACGTCACGGTAGGGAGTCTTGTCGAGTTGACGGTTAAGGTCATCGGATAAGCCGTAGTTTACTCCGCCGTCCTCTTCGAACATCTTGTGCGCATTGACTAGCTTGATAGTCACTTCCCGGATAAAGGTGTCTATCTTGCCGTCCGGTCCCTCACACATAACGTAACTGCCAAAGGGAATAGCTGTGTAACGCAGTTGATTCAGTCCATTGCGGGTCTGCGGTACCATCTCGCACAAAAGCGGTCCATTGCCCATATTGATCCAGGAGTTGATGGCTTGGCCGTTACCCTGGTAGAAGTTACTGCGCCGGAATGCCAAGAGCATTGCGGTGGTCCAGTCCTTGAGACAATTAGCGGCATCGGAATCCTCGTTTATTTCCGGGTCGGAATGCCCGAGTCCAAACCAGCGGGTAGCCGAGTTGCACACCGCGCCCTGGATAAACTGGCTGAGAATGAAAGAGCCGTAGGTGGCCGTCGAGTCGAATATCTTGCGGGTGCGCCTCTCGCCTGGCGCCCTGGTGCGCTCAACGTCTTTGTAGAACGGGGCTATGTAGTCGATAACATCTTGTACAATGGTGTCAAGGTTCACCCTCTCTGCCTTGAGCGTTTCGTAATTCTTGGCGATGGACTGAGGTAGGTTCATTATTGTCCGACATTGCCGAGATTAGTGCCGGTGATAATGGTTGAACTACGACCCTGTGCCATCATGGAGCGGCGCCGGGCCTCGGTTTCAGACTGTTGGATTTGCGTACTTGCCGTCGATGGCGGGGTTTTCTGCTTGGGGAATTTAGGTGGTGGTGCGCCGGCGAACATATCTCTTAGCATCATGGGCGGGGTACTCCTAAGAACCATTACTCGCTTTTAGGCTTGCTTGTCAATAGGTTATCGGTTATAAGCGGCTATGAACATGATGGTGTTCACAATCAATCGTTTTTAGTTTGCGCGGTCAGACAGCCAGCCCCCAAAGCTGGTGCTGCCATCACAGCGGTCTGGCCGCGCATTTTCTAGGAGTACCATGGACAAAGTCGACGCGGAAGAATTTACTAAATCACTAGGTCAAATTGTCGGCGGGTCGATGCGGCAGATTGAACTGGCAGACAAACTAGGCGTGCCGAAGGCTTTGGGAATGAAGCTGCCCGAATGGGTGAACGAACACCTTGGCGGCTATGCGAAACTCGCCAAGCAGGACCGCATCAAACTGATTCTTGAGTACAAGACTGAGGAGAAACTTAGCACGCGCAAGATTGCCGAACGGTTAGGAGTCGGCAAGGATACAGTGCGCCGTGATTTAAATGGCGCAAATGCGCCAGCCATAGATGAGGAAAGTGAGTTAGATCAAGGCACCGTTGACGACGAAAATGCAGAGAGTGGCGCAAATGCGCCAGCTACACCCTCCACCAAAGCCGCCCGCACCCGGACAGCGCACGAACAGATAGCCAAGTTCGCCTTCGATCAGCCAGCGGCGCCGGTGCCGGATGGCGATGCTATTCGCTTGGGTGATTTCTACGAATTATCGGCAGAGATAAAAGACGACACGGTAGACTTGATTTTTACCGATCCGCCCTACGACGACGAATCGTTAAAGTTGTTTGACCGCATGGGTGAAGTGGCAGCGCGTATTTTAAAGCCAGGCGCCAGTCTCGTCACCTATCTCGGACACATGCAGATATTGGAGGCCGGTCGACTTCTTTCAAAACATATTCGCTTTTGGCACCCGCTGTGCTGCATGCACGCCGGACCGTTTGCCAGGATGACCGAGTACGGAGTTATCGAGTCATTTAAGCCGATGCTGTGGTTCGTGAAGGGGACACGCAGCGACAAACACACATTCATTACCAGCGCCATCAGCGGCGCGCGAGAGAAAGATCATCACGAGTGGCAGCAGGCAGAAAGTGAAGCCGCTTACTTCATCGAGAATCTTAGTCCAAAAGGCGGACTAGTTGTTGACTTTTTTGCAGGCGGGGGAACGACAATAGTTGCCGCAATGGCACTTGGTCGACTGGTTATCGGTTACGAGATAGAAAAACGCCACTGGATAAAAGCCAATGACAGAATAAGGAAATCACATGACTCGCAGATTTAATACTTACTTCACTTGCGAACATTGCGGCAAGCGGTCAACAGCGGAAAGCGGCTTCGGTCGTTGGATGCGCAACAACAGCGAGTTAGACTCCGGCGCCGGAATTGTGAGAACCGACACCGACCACACTATCCTGCGATATAAAACTCACGACCAGGGACGAGATTTTCAACTGATAATGGACGTTGAAGTAAAAGAACACGGCAGCGAACCAGACCAATGCCAGATAGACATTTGTAATTTCAAACATCAACTAGCAATCAAGTGGTTGAAAAACATGCACGGGTCGAAAACAATTTACACTCACAAATTAAAATCGGCTATGTCGGGGAGATTGGTGCGGGTAAGATACTTCGGATTTCACTTGCTACAGTTTGAAAAAACCAACCCCTCTGATTCAACTTGGATAAAGTGGGATAGGCGCGTCATAAACACCAGACAACTTATCTCGCTTCTGACATTCGAGACACATCCGTACAAACTAGACAAAAGACTCGATACGTTTCTTCGAGATAGGCACAAACAGGAACCGCTTTTATTATCGAAGTGAACTAGGTTGCCGGTCGTCCTGATTAAGGTTAGTCAACACCTTAAGCGGGCGACCGGCATTCTCATTCATTCCCGGCACGCCGTAACGTGATAGCAGGTAAGTAAACGCATCGCCAAGGTCGGAGAAGATACTCGGCTTCTTGGGCAGTGCCGAGCGCAGCTCTCCGGTTGGGGACTTGGCATAGTACCAACGCCCGTCAAGTGCCCTTATCAAGTCCTTGGTGTAGGGTCCATCCTCGACGATAACGAACCGCTTGCGGTCAAAACTCCTGACCAGAATATCCTTGCGCACAGGCCACTGAACCGGCCCAGGCTCGAACCAGCCACCGCCTAGCATACTTTCGATCATCTTCAAGGCGGCATTCTCGATGTCGGCTTCCGATCCCTTCATTTTCTCCATGGTACCCTGGCTAGGGTCAAAGCCGACAAAGGCAAAGGTATCGGGGTCTCTCAGCACCCAAGGCGCAAAGCGCCCTAACCACGGAGTCACCATTTCTTCCATCAACTGCTTCATGCCGGCGCCCTTGATGAACAAGCCGGCCTTTACCCTAAGCGACCGATCGAGATACTGCGCTATGACGCAGGTAGGGGTATGGCCGAAGTCAAAACCCATGTATACCGGCTCTCCCGGCAGGCAGGGAATGATCTCGTTACTGGTATTGTCGTGGCGGGTAAAGCCCTGGGCGACCTGATCGCCCATCATAAGCACGCCGGGCTGACCCAAGATAAGCCTTCTCACCAAGTCCGGTCTATTCGCCAGCGAGTCCACCCACCCTAACCGATCGCTCTCAGAGGCACGCTCACCGGCTGGCACCCTAAACCACTGGGCATTCTTGACCGTCGACGACACCCCCATGCACATCTCCAACGGACTGCCTTGGGGGTAATCGTTGAAAACCGCCGGCCAGGGAAGTCTCATCTTGTTGAATATCTCACGGAATTGCTCAGGATGGGCAAACACCGGATCGTAAGTAGGGTTAGCCCGCTGCCATGTCCAATGATCCTCGTCGGGGTAGTTTTCCGTCGTCACCGCCGGATAGAAATGCGACGGTATGCGCCCGCTGGACTGTGAGGTCAACCCCAGGTTCCAGGCATCCTCACTTACCCCGCTACTCGTCACCATGACCGCGGACGGCGCCGGCTCCTCAAACCATATCCCCACGGTCTCCATCCTCATCCGGTCCATCGCCCCCTGATCCTCAATCCCAAACAGATCAACCCGTACAAGAGGAGTTCCAGCAAGGTAGAAAGTAGCCACATGATCGTTGTCACTAAGTCGCCAACCCCCCTTAAATATCGCATTCTCGAAGCTTTTAATGGTTTTCTGTTTGTGGGAGGTAAAGGTATCGGTTACTCCGACCCAGGGAACGGGGAGGGGAAACCCCGCCGCATGGTGCGCCCTGGCGTGCTCTATCGCCCCGACCATCCACCCGATCGTCTTACCGTCCCCCCGAGTCCCAAAGCAGAATATCTCCCGCCTATCCGGATGCTTCCCCCCATCCCTGATGGTCTGGACAAACTCGGCCACGACAGGCTGCTCCATGAAGCTGATCTCAGCCTTCTGGTTTGCCTGACGGGGGTCTATCTTGTGACGGAGTTTGGGCATTCAATTACTTCTCTGGAACACTTATCAGCTTGGCATGCTCAGGACAAAACTCCACACTGGTAAATGGACTGTGATGACCTATATCCCTCGATAACGTCAGCCATCCAGTTTTACTATCAAGTATTTCTCCAGCATGTATCTCCATCGAAGCATCACACCCCTTGAAGTCACACCTGATAATTACCTTATGGGACATCGGATAACTCCTTGTGCTGCCTGGGGTCTATCTTGTGGCGGAGTTTAGGCATGGGACTCCCTCGGACTATAAGCCCAGGCGATATGCCGAGAAAGCGGGTAGGGTATCTTGGCTATTATGGCCGAGGCTTGCTTGCGCCCTGATGACTTGGAATTACCACGGCGCATTGGGGTGTTATTCCATCCAAACGATCCGCCATATCCGCCAAGACCATCCTGCACGGACTTAAACTCCCGCTGACCCATTGGCATCAACGCCGGCACATCCCCCCACAAATAAAAACTCCCGTAATGCCACTTCGCCCTTCCCACCCACTTCTGCGCACCCCGGACATTCTCCACCACCATCGGTATCCTATGCCCAGCCGCATCGCTCGCCTCACACTGAATCCGAAAGCACGCCTCGAATAAGCTATTATCGGGAGGCGGCAACGCCTTGGCCCTACTCCACGGCATAGCCCTATAGCTATACCCCTGACACGGTGGACTCGCCACTATCAACGCGACATCCTTGAACTGTCTCCCATGAAGCGTCATCACGTCCTGAATCACCAACTGCCCAGGATACTCCCTACGCTCAATGTCGAACCCAACCACATCGAAGCCCTCAGCCAGCAAACCCTCTGTCCAGCCCCCCAACCCACAGAATAAGTCAATGGCTAACGGCTTCATACTTCCTCAAAGTGTTGCTTAAATGGCAATGGTGGGCGTTGTAGGGGTACTGTCGTCGTGGTCGCTAAGTGAAGCATGGACCCTTGATAGTTTAAAATGGGGGAAATGGGAAGGGGACTACTTAACGTGGAGGCGTATGGCCCTAAAAAAGGGGTCCCACCCCTCACCTCGTAGGCAAAACAACCCCCCCCATGCCACTACTACCAGCACCACACTCCACACTCCCTGTTCTACTCCTGAACACATAGAGATAACGCTATGTTTACATAATATACCATATCAGACACGATTAACTGAGGTATATCATGGAGTTACAGCTATCAAACAACTAAGGCTTTATGGGGTTTATTATCGTAGCTTCTTCAGGGTCATTACCTAATTTACTAAGGCCATTATCGGGTGTTATTGCCCTATTTCCTGAGGATGGATAAGAAATAGCTAATGCTACTGGTCCAACTGAATTCAAGCTAAACCCTTCTCTATATTGAGGTTTTAAGCCTTTTAGGAGTGCAATACGCTC